GTGCTCGACCACCGCAATAAAGCAATCCCGAACCCAGACGCATTTCAGGTCAATACCGCGATCATGCGTTGCCTGGCGAAGTGCATTGCCATGCATGGGCTTGGGCTTTACATATACGCAGGTGAGGACTTGCCTGAAGCTGACGCAGTAGACGCAACCAATTTCGTAGAACAAATCCGAGGAGCTAAAAATGTGGAAGAACTCAAGAACTACTTTGCATCTGCCTTTGCCGCAACGAAGCAAGACCCAATGGCGGTTGCTGCAATCACCGCAGCAAAAGACGCAAAAAAGCGGGAACTGGCTGCTTGACGGTTTAGTGTTTGTAGCGTGTTGCGTTACAGGCTACATGATACTGGTGATGCTATGACAGACCGTGAACTAATGCAGATGGCGTTGGATGCGTTGGAGCAATATAAAAATGTGGTTACGTCATCAAATGACCCAAAAGATTTTGGCGGGGTTGTTGATGGCGGTAAGCCAGCCAGGAACGCAATTCAAGCCCTGCGTGACCGACTAGCAAAGCCTGATCGTGAATGGGTTGAGCTGACGAATGACGAAGTATTTCGTCTATCGGAACGCATAGAGTGTTGCAGGTATTCTATTTGTGCGGCTGAAGAAAAATTAAAGGAGAAAAATAGTGTATGAAGCAGATCACGCAGTTCGTATTATCCGTCTTGGGAATCGCCTTCAGCACGAGATGGCGCGATCTTATGACCCGGACCGAGACACCATCGTTGCGATATGTCAGGAGATTGAGAACTCAGCACACGAAATCTATAAGTGGGCAAGAGGCATTGAAAGAGAGGAAGAGCATGGGTAGAATCCTTGACCCCGATTGGTCAAAGTTTGAGTATGTTCCGGCTGCCAAGACCGATCTCAGAGAATCAATGGAACGTTACAAAAGGATGGTAAGTGGAGCGGATCAAAAGTTACATAATGTCCAGAAGGCTAGTGACAGTAGAGGAAATCATGGACAGGTTTCTAGTGGGAAAGACAACGGCTTACAGAGCACTAAACTCGCTGTTGTCCGAGGGAAAGGTTAGGCGGTATGTCAAAGACCGAAAGCGGTACTTTCGTCCCAACCATAGCCCAAATCTCGGAAGCGGCCACCAAAGCATTAGGAAAGAAATGCTGTTTCAGTTGCCAGACTTGGAAGAACTTAGATCAGGGCTCAACACAAATTTATAAGAGGAACAGATGGAGATGCTTTTCGTGTCAAAAGAAATTGCGGCCATTATCGGGTTCGCAGGCTTAATTGTCGGGGCGATACAACTATGGAAAGGGGGTCAAAGTGAGAACAACTGAGCGCATTTACGAAATGGTGGCGAACGCTACCGAACCTGTAACCTTAAAACAGTTACAGGATCAGTTAGAGCTAAAGCCAGGAATCGTGTCTGGTTCGCTTGCAAGTCTGTGTCGGGCTGGCCGACTGTCGAGGGAGAAAGTAGAAAAGACAAACGGCAACGGACCAAAAATGCAATGGGCATACAAAACTGTTGCAATTCCGCAACAAAATAATGTAGAATCATCGGTGGAGTAGTGCGCCCTCCTCAGCACGCTCCTTCGAGCCCCCTCAGCCCCCCTCGGCCACAAGCCCTGGGGGGTTCCTTTTTGGAGAATCAAAATGTACGGTAAGAAAAAGAAACCCACCCCCGGCAAGTACGGCCCCAAGAAATGAAAGGCCCCGTCATTATGATCGGGCTGCTGGGTAAGCCCCGCAAAGGCGAGAAGCCTGAAGGCGGCTTGCTAGAGCCTGAAATGGAGCTCCCCGAGGCTATGACCGACGAAGCCGTCAACCGCGAGAACAAAGCGATTGCGGTGGAAAAGGCGGCTTACGGACCTTCTGACAGCCGTACCCAGCGATGCGGCAATTGCGAATATTTCAACATGGAATACCCGACTCTGGCAAAGGGTCAAGGGTTCTGTGAGGTCTGGGAATTCGTATGCTCTGACAAGAACCTCTGCGCCGCTTGGGAGTACGAAAAGCCCGAAGAGGAAGAAGAATCAGATATGGAAGGGGAAGATTAAATGCCGTTCAAATCCAAACAGCAGGCCAAGCTCATGTTCGCTGCCGCCGCCTCACCCAAGGTCGCCAAGGCGACTGGCGTCTCCCAGAAGGTCGCCAAGAAAATGGTCAAGGAAGTCCAATCTAGCCTTAAAAAGCTGCCCATGAAGGTCAAAAAGAAATGAAGCCGGTCTGGGAGAAAAAGCGTCCCAAGTCCCTCGGCAAGCCAGATCCCTTGTCCAAGAAGGAAAAGAAGTCTGCCAAAGCAATGGCGAAGTCTGCTGGTCGCCCTTACCCCAACCTTGTGGATAACATGAGAGCGGCCCGCAAAAAATGAAATGGGAAAATTATGATCGTGCGACTACTCGGAAGATGGCTGAATACAATCGTGCGGGTGGTGGTGTTCGCAAGCCCGTCCGGTCAGTTGCGGGCGCAAGCACCGGCGACAAGTACGACCGAGCCAAATTCATCTACAGAAAAGCCGCCCAAGCCCTGTCTGCTGGACACCCTCTCAAAGACAAGAACGGAGAGGCTACACCCGCCGCCCTCCAGTTCAAGCGATGGGCCGCCAAAGTCCCGCAAAACCAAGCCGACCTCCGCGAACTCAAAGCCCTCGGCGAAAGACTCAAAACCCGCTATAAACCCAAATAATGCACGCAAGCGCGTTACAAAGCGCAAGTGAGTTCTTTGCCAAACACCCAAGAGACTCGGCTACCGTGGTCGAGATCGGGTCACAGATCGTAAACGGCAGTCTAAGGGATGTCTGCCCAAAACATTACACCTACGTCGGTATAGATTACACAGCAGGAAATGGCGTAGATATTGTCCTAGAGGACGAATACAAGTTTCCGCTAGAGGATAACTTTGCCGACTTTGTGGTTACAAGCTCATGCTTTGAACACGCAGAAATGTTCTGGCTAACTTTCCTCGAAGGGCTACGAATTACAAAGCCTGGCGGGTTGTTTTACATCAACGCCCCAAGCAAGGGCGAATACCATGCCTTTCCGCAAGACTGCTGGAGGTTTTACCCAGACGCTGCTAAAGCCCTGTTAAAGTGGGCCGCAAGAAATGGTTACACTTGTGACCTGGAGCATTACGAAACGCTAGATAACCATTGGGGCGACTTCATTGCGGTGTATAAGAAAGCATGATTCTTAACCTCGGCAGCGGTAAGGACTGGATGCGGGATGCAATCAACGCCGACATCAACCCCGCAAAGAACCCGGACTGGGTGCTAGACATTACAAAGGTTCCGTGGGGCGAGCGCATTTCTACCAGACACGGTGAGCATTTGGTCGAACCAGGAATGTTCGAGGTAATCATTGCCAACGATGTCTTGGAGCACATCCCAGACCTTGTAACCGCGATGACGAACTGCAAGGAACTGTTACACGAAGATGGCGAGTTCCATATCCATGTACCGTACGATTTAAGTTACGGAGCTTGGCAAGACCCAACTCACGTTCGGGCGTTCAACGAGAAGTCCTGGCTGTATTACACAGACTGGCATTGGTATCTCGGCTGGAAAGACAGGTTTTACTTACAAAGTATGGAGTTCGAGTTATCCGACATCGGGGTCAAAATGGCCCAAGAAGAAGGATTGGACATCAACCAGCTTGCGGTAGTCCCGCGAGCAATAGACGCAATGAGAATCATTCTCACTAAGCAACCATGACACCACTAGGAACAGCTTTTGGAAGGTTCGATGCGCTAAAAAGGCGCTTATACGACCTTATCCAAAATCCGTCCCTAGCCGCCCAGCAGGCTTTGGGGGGTGTTGCACAGTCAGCACAAGAGGCCCAGGCATTACAAAACCAAGCCTTTGGTAACCCGCAGCGCCCATTTCAGGTTACAGACGAGCAAGCACTAGCAAGGCTTACAGACATGATTATGGGCGGTCCCTTGGGGTTTGCTTCTGCAGGAATCGTTAGCCAAAAAATTGCCTCAAAAGCAGCATCAAAACCAGTTAAAAGGTCAGATGTTCAAGCAGAGGCAAAAAATCTTGGGTTACCTGCAACTGGCAAAACAGAAGAAATACAAGAGTTAATTAGCATTGTTAAGTCTGACCCACGTTCTTGGAGTCGAGAGCAATATGATTTAATTCGCCCACACCTTGCTATTCATCAAGACTTTAGGCCAGGTAGCGCAGAAAGATCTGAATCAATTATGAGAGAAGGATTGCGTTCAGGGATGGTTGATTTCTTAGAACCAATAGAAAAAGGGCAGTACAGTTATTCAAGAGGTTTAATTGGGTCTGATGCTTATTTATTTCCAAGTCAAGGATTGAAATATAAAAGTCCGACTGATCCACACCTTGCCCCAGGAAACATTCCGCTATTTAAGATTAGCCCACAAAAGGGACAAGACATTTATGAGGCAATTGTTACAACCTCCGAAAGGCGACCAAAAAATCTTACTGGCTTGTTAGAGTAATGTGGTAAAATAGAGACAACTTATCCCGAACAACCTAAAAGGATTCGGACATGGAAGAACCTAAACTAGGCGAAATTACGCAAAACAGAGGCAATGCTGGCAAGGGAAGGCCCCTAGGAAGCCCAAATAAGGCCACTACGGCTGTCAGAGAGGCTATCGCTAGGATGGCTGAGGACAACGCCGAGAACTTCGTAGGATGGCTAAATCAGGTCGCTACGAGCAACCCTGAAAAGGCGTGCGATATTTACCTGAAGGCCATCGAGTACCACATTCCCAAACTGGCTCGGACAGAAGTCACGGGCGCAGAGAACGGACCGCTCACCATTAAGGTGGTGACGGGGATATGAACATAGAACACTACAATTCGGTGTTCGGTAGATATTTACAGGTAGACCAGTCTAGTCTTGTAACGGGCGCAATTTATCTAGGAAACAATTACGCCAAAGCAAATGACTACTACGGAGGCTATCAAGGAAACTATCTCAAGCGTATTCGTGCTTTGTTTCCAGAAGCAAAGGATGTGTTACATCTTTACGCTGGGAATCTAGACGATACTGAGCTACCTGGCGACAAAATAGATATCAACCCACAAAGGGAAGATATTGTTTACGGTGACGCAAGAGAATTATCTAAGTTTGTAAGCAAGCAATACGACCTAATTGTTGCCGATCCTCCTTATGGCGAGGAAAGGCTCAAAGAGTATCAACAAAGATATGGCTGTAAGGCAGAAAGCCTAAATGTTAAACAGGTATTTAGAGAGATGTATAAAGTTACAAAACCAAACGGGCACGTTGTTTGGTTAGACTGGCAAAGACCTTTTTATCGTGGAATTGAATGGAAAGAAGTTGGTGCAATTCTTTACCGAGGAAGCACAGGCCATAAAGATAGAAGTATTAGTATTTACAGGCGAGTTGCATGACCGAGGTTCTCCTTGAAACCGGATATAAGCCAAGAAGCCAGCAACGAGAGATTCACGATGCGGTGGCAGAACACAGGTTTGTGGTGGTTGTCGCTCACCGACGCATGGGTAAAACTGTGGCTGCGCTTAACCAGCTTATCCACTCAGCCCTCCAATGCGACAAGCCAGACCCAAGATTTGCCTACATTGCACCAACTTACGGACAGGCCAAGCGGGTTGCCTGGGACTACCTATGCAACTTCACGCGACCGCTCGAAGCCACGGCGAACATCTCGGAGCTAAAGGTTGACTTCTACGGACGACGGATACAACTTTACGGCTCGGACAATCCTGACAGTCTTAGGGGCCAGTATTTTGACGGTGTTATTCTTGACGAGATCGGTGATCAAAACCCAAAGATATGGAACGAGATTGTCCGTCCTGCTCTCGCGGATCGCATGGGTTGGGCGCTATTTTTAGGAACGCCAAAGGGTGCTAACCACTTCAAAGACTTCCGAGACCGAGCAGAAAAAGAACCGGGATGGAAGTTACTTGAGTTCAAGGCTTCGCAGACGAGCATACTTCCGGAAGTTGAACTGCTCGCTGCCAAGAAAGAAATGGGCGAGGACAAGTACGCCCAAGAATTTGAATGTTCCTTTGCGGCTGCGGTCGAAGGTTCATATTACGCCGCTTTACTTAACGCTCTCCCGACCGAAAGATTTAAGGAATTTGCGCGGGACGATCTCTGTAAGACATATACGGCGTGGGACTTGGGTGTTGGTGATTCCACGGCCATCTGGGTCTGCCAGGTCGCGGGGCAAGAGCGTCGCTTATTTGATTTCGTGGAAAACCACGGAGTCGGCCTCGACTGGTATGTAAACTGGATCAAGAAGAACGGTTATACACAGGCAGAACACATCCTGCCGCATGACGTAGAGGTCAGAGAACTGGGAACCGGAAAGAGTCGGAAAGAGGCTTTGCAGGACTTGGGACTAAACATCACTGTCTGCCCGCGAATCGGTGTAGACGATGGGATACAAGCCGTCCGTAGGATGATTCCGAACTGCTGGTTCCACCCGAATGTAAAGCAGGGACTAGACGCGCTGCGTAACTATCGCCGGGAATACGACGAGAAGCGTAGCGTGTTCTACGATAAACCGCTCCATGACTGGAGCTCACACGCTGCCGACGCATTTAGATACTTGGCTGTTGGCATGAACCAAACCTCAAGCTGGGGCAAGCCAATCACACCGAACGTGAAATGGATCGTATAAGATGAATGAAGAAACCCTAAAAGGCATACTCGAAGATGAGATAGACAACGCGATTGGCTATCTAGAAACCGAGACCACAGAATCTCGCCGCAAAGCTATCGAGTATTACAACGGCGAGGAGTACGGCAACGAGGTCGAGGGTCGGTCGCGCATTGTGACCCGCGAGGTGGCCGAAGCTGTGGACGGTGCTATGCCTGCGCTCATGCGTGTCTTTACCGCTTCCGAAGAGACTGTTGTTTTTGAACCACACGGACCGGAAGATGTAGACGCCGCAGAGCAAGCCACCAAGATGTGTAACTGGGTGTTCATGCGCGATAACCCCGGCATCTCAATCCTGCACACCATGATCAAAGACGCCTTGCTCTCCAAGACAGGAACCGTCAAGGTCTACTGGAAAGACGAGACCGAGGTCAACACCGAGAAGTACGAGAACCTTTCTGCCGAAGAGTTGGCACTCTTGCTTGCCGATGAGCAGTATGAAGTCGTCAGCCAAGACCAGCGCCAGATTGGGGAAATCCCTGCCCTGCCGACACCGGAAGAGATCGCGCTTGCCCAGCAGACCGGACAGCCCCCGATGCCCCGCATGGAGCCGGTGTTTGCCTACGATGTAAAGATCAAGAAGATGGACAAGAAGGGTCGGGTGGTCATCGAGAACATCCCGCCCGAAGAGTTCATCGTCAGCAAGAAAACCATTCAACTCAAGGATTCCCCGTTCTGCGCCCACCGCCGCTTGGTGACCCGCTCGGAACTCGTGGCAATGGGGTTTGATAAGGACGAGATCTATAACCTTCCGTCTTACGAAGATCTGACCTACACGCCAGAGCGCGTGGCTCGTTACTCCAATGGCGAGCAACCGGATGACGACAGCCTGGACCCGTCCATGCAGTTGGTGGAGACCTTCGAGGCATACATTCGGGTGGACTACGACGAGGACGGCATTGCCGAATTGCGTCGTGTCATCTACGCCGGAATGAACATTTTGGAGAACGAGGAGATCGACTACCTCCCGTTTGCCTCCATCTGCCCGATTCCGCTGCCGCACAAGTTCTTTGGACAGTCGCTGGCCGACCGGACAATGGATCTCCAGATCATCAAGTCCACGCTGACCCGTCAGATTCTCGACAACCTGTACCTGACCAACAACGCTCGGGTCGTGGCTGTAGACGGACAGGTCAACCTAGACGACCTGCTGACCGTTACTCCGGGTGGTGTGGTACGGGTGAAAAACCCTGCCGCCATCCAGCAGTTGCCCGTCCAAGCAGTCGCAGGGCAGTCCTTCCCGATGCTGGAATACATGGACAACATCCAAGCCAAGCGCACGGGTGTTACCGAAGCCTCGCAGGGATTGGACCCCAACATTCTGCAAAACACCACGGCTACGGCAATTG